AAGCTAGGCATTGATGTACCTGAGACACCACCTACTGGATCGTACAATATAAATCGTGTACTAGATGCGGAGTACTTCTTCCAATGAAAGGCAAGATCTACCGTGTCAATAGCGAAGGTGCTTTGGAGGAAGCTGTTAAAATGTTCATTGAGTTAGCCGCATCTAAAAAGAAAAGGAAGAACATTTCCTTTTGGTTTCCTAATGAACAATTCAGCGACATGTTCTTACGAGCTGCTTATACAGACTTCTCGTTCAAGAATATTCCTCCTCAGCCTAACATGAACATTAACATTTACATTGAAGGAAGCAAAGAAGATGACGATCTGGAAACCGAACAAGATTCTTAATGGTAAGAGCTGGCGTTGGGGTGATCTGTATGATTCATGGAATCAGACACAGAAGGATCACTTTGATGGTATCGTTGATGTCTATGCACCACGGCCTAACGGCCAACCATCTATAGCACAGCAATGGAAAGAAGATTATAAACGGAGACATTGTAAATGAGTAGAGTATTAGTTGTTGGAGATACTCACTTCCCTGCCGTACTTGACGGCTACCTTTCCTTTGTCAAAGAAGTAAAGAAAGAATATAAGTGTGATCGTATTGTGCATATCGGTGATGTCATTGACCACCATTGCATTTCATTCCACACTAAACACCCGGATCATCCCGGTGCTGTGAGTGAATACAAGCAGGCAGTAGAGTGCATCAAAGAGTGGAAGAGTTCATTTAAGAACTTAGTTGTCACGATTGGCAACCACGATGATAGAGTGCGAAGGATCGCTGGTGATGCTGGTATCCCTGACTTTTATCTGAAAGGTTTCAATGAAATTTATAACACAGCTTGGCAATGGGTTAAGAACATCACTATTGATGGTGTGTTTTATTATCATGGTCTTGGGGGTGGCGGCTTGTATCCTGCTTTTAACACTGCTAAAGCTATGGGTATTTCTGTGGTTGCTGGTCATCACCATTCTTGCGCCGGAATCAACTGGCAAGTTAGTCCGCTTCATGCAATCTTTGGAATGAATGTCGGCTGTGGTGTAGACCGCAAGCATCTTGCCATGAAGTATGGCGAAGACCATATCAAGAAGCCCGTGATTAGTTGCGGTGTTGTCATTGATGGCAAGCCGTACATGGAAATGATGGAACTTTGAATAACCCACCCGATGGTTGGGGCTATAGATAAGATCTATTTATCAGAAAGGAGATAATAAAAATGTCCGATACTACTACTGAAACTCAGACTGCAACACAGGAACAGGTTCCTGCAATCCGTAGCGATAGCGTAGTTGCTTACCTGAGTGGAATGGCTAGCGCACTTAGCGCAATCGTTAACGACCTGAACACTCAGGTTGCTCAGATTACCGAGTCAATGAATAAGGAAACCAAGAATGGTTAATAAGAAGATGAAGAAGATGCCGCCGTTTGTTACCGAGGTTGTCGATGTTAAGTGGAGCAATCTGCTTAAGCCCGACACCGCTTTCGGTGAGGCATCAGCCAATCATAACATTACTGTTGTGATTACCAAGACACTTGAGAAAACCCTTGCTGACATTCTCAAGAAGTCTGGTGCTAAGAAGATCAACGGTATCATGGAGAAGGATGGCATTAAGACTCTGAAGGCTAAGAGCCGTGTGTTTGTCGAGCAGGGTAAGTTTCCCTGCGTAGACTCTCAGGCTGCTGAGACTGATGCTGTTCCATTCGGTGGCGATAAGGTCAGGCTTAAGCTTGCACCCGCTGTCGTGTCCCGTGATAACAGTCTTAGCCTGTATCTGAATGGTATTCAGATCGTTGAGAAGAATGCCAACAATATGACAGGCACTGGTAGCAGCGGCTTTGACGCTGTTGATGGTGGGTTTGTTGGCGCAGTCGCTACTAAGCCTGCGCCCGAAGTCGAAGAGACTGAGGACGAAGACCTTCCCTTCTAATGGAATGGAAGTTCGATATCAATCCGGTCGCTGCATCCCGGCCACGGGTTGGTAAATGGGGCGCATACTACACAGGAACTTATAAGGATTTTCGAGAGGAAGCCATAAGTATTGTGTATGATGTTCTTGGGAATAACTTTACCCCTCTCTCTGGAGAGTTAGCCGTAAGCATAGAGCTATATGTAAAGCGACCCAAGACCACTGAAAGAGGATGGCCGAAGGCAGACATCGACAACTTTGCCAAGGCAGTCTTAGATGTAATGAATGGAAAGATCTGGGAGGATGACTCTCAGATAACTACACTACATGTTACTAAGCAGTGGGCCTCTAAAGGAGAAGACGGATACTTTGTGTTATCCGTTAATGACAATTGAAAGTGGAGGGGTTAATTCCCCTCCGCTTTTTTCTAAAGGAGAACCATGTACGGAAGTATTAAAGTTGATTTGATTGATACGATGGGCGATGATCTTACTGTGGTCAATGCTGCCCGTGTATCTTTCGATAAAGAAAGTGATTGGGATAGTGAACCAGATTGGCGTGGCATTCGTGAGCTGACTCTATCAGCCAAGGATTGCAAGTTAATCAAGTACCTAGCCGACCACAATCATTGGAGTCCTTTCGCTCATTGTTCTCTTCAATTCAGAATTGCTGCCCCTATCTTTGTTGCTCGTCAATTACAAAAGCATCAGGTTGGGTTTGCATGGAACGAAGTCAGTCGCCGCTATGTAGATAAAGAACCTTTGTTCTGGAATCCACACAAGGCATGGCGAAAGAAAGCTGACAACAAGAAGCAGGGATCTATGGATGAGATCATTAATGATCCATCTGAGTCTCAGGATGTATATGAAGATACCATGCGTTACTGCATGTTAACTTATAGTTTGCTGCTTGCCAATGGTGTATGCCCGGAGCAAGCTCGTTCTGTATTGCCGCAGTCTATGATGACTGAGTGGTACTGGACGGGTTCTCTCTATGGCTTTGCCCGTGTGTGCAAGCTTAGATTAGATCCTCACTCACAGGCGGAATGCAGACAGGTCGCTACTCTTATTGATGAGATCTGTGCTAAAAGATTCCCGGTATCTTGGAAGGCTCTTAATGGAACGCTGGCATGACTTGGCAAGACATATCGCAACGACTGTCAACAGGGACAGAGCGCATGTGTCTCTCATTGTTAGAAAGAATCAGCTCCTCGCGGTTGGTACAAACAACTGGAAGACACATCCTAAAACTGTTGAGTTTGGGTATATGTACCCTTACCTTCACTCCGAGCTTGATGCGTTTAGGAAGATTAAAGTATTACAAGATAAGCTTGTCCTTTACAACTACCGCTTCAGCAAGACGGGAAAGCTAGGGATGTCTAAGCCGTGCAAGTTCTGCATGCCTTGGTGTTCCCATGTGTTTGATCGAATTGTTTATTCTAACGAGGAAGGACAGATTGTAGATGGAATACCATGTAATAGAAGAACTTGAACTTGAAATAGAACAGCTTTGTAAAGAGCGCGACGAAGCACGGCGGGAAGTGGTGGCCTATGACGCTATTCATGGTAGACTTTCTATTTCCGATGCAGCAAGAGCAAGAGGGTGGGGCTATCTACTTAAGGAGAACACCATATGAAAACTAAAACACTAATTGAACTTGAAGAAATGGTTTACGATCTTGCTGCGATGAGTCATAAGATCGGTCGCATCGAAACTGATGGCACATCGACGCAAGCAAAGTATGACAAACTTGTTAATGACCGCGACTCATTAAGGAATGAGATCGCTGGTATGTTCAGGAACCTAAAGAATCCCTATCCAACCGAACTTGGTTGGGGTAAAGGAAAGGATGAATAATGGAAACTAGAGAAACGAATGAGTGGTTGAAGATGAACTTTCCCGTTGGTTCTGGTCCAGAGATTACTGTTGGGCATGACTTACTTCCATCAGATAGATACTACATGGAAGTAGACTTTTCCGCAGAGAACGATTATGCATACTGCATGATCTACGAGTCTACAAATGCTGATGGCTTACGCACTAGCCAAGATGAGCCTGTGGTTGCATTCACTTTATCTCAGGATCTTCTCCTGACTATGGTGCGTACAATCAATGCGATTAAGCCACGACATCTACACAGTTTTGAGGAAATTTAATGAATGAGTTTATTTCAAAAGAAAACGGAATGTCCGCGCTGCGTAGGTAAAGGTGAAGATCGTAGCGGTGATAACCTTGCCGTATATGACGATCATGTTTACTGTTTCAAGTGTGGATACCACCGTAATACAAAAGGAAAAGAGATGACTGATGTTATGGAAACGACACCTAAAGAATTTAAAGTTATCACTGGCTCTTACATTGATCTTGAGGATCGTGGTATTACGGAGAAGACTTGCCGACTGTATGGCTATCAGGTAGCCAAGGTCAACGGCAAGGAAGTGCATGTCGCTAACTACTACCAGAATGGTGAGATGATCGGTCAGCATCTGCGTGGACCTAACAAGCAATTTGCTTGGCGTGGTTCTGCTAAGGGTGCTGAGCTGTATGGTCAGAACCTATGGAAGACAGGTGGTAAGCGGCTTGTAATTACTGAGGGTGAGATTGACTGCATGACTGTCAATCAGGTACTTGGTGGTACATGGCCCGTAGTCTCCATTCCCAATGGAGCGCAGTCTGCTGCCAAGTCTATCCGTGATAACCTTGAGTTTATCAATTCATATGCAGAGGTTGTCCTTTGCTTTGATATGGATGAGCCGGGTATCAAGGCTGCTAACGAGGTGGCTGAACTGCTGCCGCCGGGTAAGTGCAAGATTGCCAAGCTCCCCTATAAGGATGCTAATGAGTGTCTTGTCAATGCTCAGACTAAGCAGCTTGTGTCTGCTATCTGGGAAGCCCATCAGTATTCCCCCGACGAGATCCTGCATATCTCTAAGATCGTGGATACTTCTGAGACAATCACAACTACAAAGGTTTACCCCTTCCCATATGATGGACTATCTGAGTTCCTCATTGGGCAGCGTGGTGGTGAGATTACCTTATGGGCATCAGGCACAGGCTCAGGCAAGTCTACTATCTTGCGTGAGCTTATGATGCACCATCTATCAGAGGGCCGCAGCGTAGGCTGCATCATGCTTGAGGAGTCTCCGCAAGAGACTATGGATGACATGATTAGTCTTATGCTTAACAAGCCAGTCCGTGCTATCCGTGCCTGCCGCATGATGAATGAACTACGGGTACAGATGGGTAAGAACCCAATCAATATGCAGATGATTGATGATCTTACTGATGACGAGTACTACACTGCTAAGCGTAAGCTGAGTGAGACTAGCTTCTATATCTACGACCACCTTGGCAACAACGCAATGCAGAATCTACTTGCTCGTATGGAGTTCATGGCTGTATCGCTTGGTGTTCAGGTCATTGTACTAGATCATATTACGGCAGCTGCTGCTGGTTTGATGGGTATGCATGACAAGGATGTAGAGGGTGGTGGTTCAGAGCGTATCATTATTGATACACTTATGAAGGAACTACGCGCCTTGGCTGTCCGAACTGGTGTGCATATCGACATCGTATCTCAGCTCAAGAAGTCTGAGAAAGCCTATGAGGAAGGTGATCGTATCACGCTGCAAGATCTGCGTGGATCGGGTGCGCTTGCTAGCGTACCTAACACAGTAGTTGCACTAGAGCGTGACAGACAGAATGCTGATGACAAAATTGCTAATACTACTATTGTGCGTGTACTTAAGAATCGACTGACAGGTAGAGCAGGGATTGCTGCTACCTTATTCTATGACCATACAACAGGTCGCCTCAAAGAGATTGGCTTTGCCGTTGCTGAGGATGGCTCGTTAGTATTTGAACCAGAGGAGAACTAAATGAAAGTATGCGTCCTTGACATCGAAGGTAACGGATTAGGAGAGCTTGTACTTGACAGCAAGGGCAAGCCATATACAGAAGCTACAAGAGTTTTATGTGCCGCAACGAAGGTCAATGACGAGGAACCCATCCTTTGGCTAGAACACCAGATGAAAGATCTGGTCAAGTACCTTAGTGAGATGCCCGTGATTATTGGGCATAATATCTGGGGCTACGATTTTCCCGTAATGCGTAGACTGTACGGGATGGCGCGACCGAAATGCATTGTTGATACTTTAGTTATCAGCAAGTTAATGTATCCAGATATCAACAACCACCCCATTGGTGATAACTCTCTGGAGTCTTGGGGCAAGCATCTCAACTTCCCTAAGATAAACTATACTGCTGGCTGGCAGCAATACTCAGATGAGATGGGAACTTACTGCTTGCAAGATGCTCGTTTAGGTATGGCTATCTATCAAGCACAGAAGTCATTCATTACTAAGAACAAGGAGCTTGTTCGTTTTGAGAGTAGTGTGTCTGAGGTTTTAATGGAGCAAATCGAACATGGATTTAATTATGACCGCGATGCTGGAGATCGGTTGTATCAAACACTTATGCTTGAGAAGCTTGGTATCGAAGATGAAATGCGTCAGATCTTTCCTGACCGGATCATCATCCGACACTCAGAGAAGACAGGCAAGAGGCTGAAGGACAAGATCGAAACCTTCAATCCCGGTAGCCGACAGCAGATTGCTGCTCGTCTAACTGAGAAGTATGGGTGGGAGCCACCACTAACTGACAAAGGTAATCCAAAGGTAGACGAAGCAGTGCTTGCTACTCTGGAATACCCCGAAGCAAAGAAGCTGACCGAGTATTTTAATACAGTCAAGCTTATGGGTATGGTTGAGGATTGGAACACCAGAGCAAACAGTAGCAGAGATACCCGTATCCACGGTAACATCAATGCACAAGGTGCTGCTACTGGTCGTTGCACACACAGCCAACCTAACATTGCACAGGTAAGTGGTGATCATCGTGCAAGAGAACTGTGGGTTGCAGACCCCGGTGATGTAGTTGTAGGCGCAGACTTGTCTGGTCTTGAACTGCGTATGCTTGCTCACTTCATGGCGAAGTACGACAACGGTGAATATGCAAAGGTTCTACTAACCGGAGACATTCATACCCACAATCAACATGCTGCTGGTTTGTCTAGTCGTTCCTTAGCTAAGTCATTTATCTATGCTTATCTCTACGGTGCTGGTGATAAGAAGATTGCTTTGGTTTGTGACTGCTCTGTATCTGATGCGCGTAAGTTACGCGAACGGTTTCAGAAAGAAATCCCTGCACTTGCTAAGGTTCAGGATGCTGTTCGATTTGAAACTGTCAAGACAGGTAAGGTACGACTGCCTGATGGTAGACAGGTTCCGGTACGCAGCGAACACGCAGCCCTTAACACCCTGCTGCAAGGCTCAGGAGCCATCGTAAGTAAGTACTGGATGGTAGAGGCCAGCAAGGAAGCGATGCGCCACAGGGCACACCAGCTGGCCTACATCCATGACGAACTACAATACTCTTGTCCTAAGTCTTGTGCTGATGATTTCGGCAAGGCTGTTACTGCTGCTGCAACTAAGGCAGGAGAGTTACTTAATCTAAACATTCGTATTGATGCCGAGTATCGTGTCGGCAATACTTGGGCAGAAACCCATTAAGGAGTTACAATGGAAGGACTAACGATTTATATTGCAGGACCGATGCGTGGATACCCAAGCCATAACTTTCCTGCATTCTATAATGCTGAAAAGAAATGGTCAAAGAATCCCGTAGTTAAGCGTATCTTCAATCCAGCAAGGATGGATGAGGATGAAGGCTTTGATCCTAGCACGGCTGAGGATTCAAGAGAACATCTCCGCTCATGCATGGAACGGGACATCAACGCAATACTTGCATCGGATGCTTTAGTTATGCTTCATGGATGGGAACATTCAGAAGGTGCAAGAGTTGAGCATTCACTCGCAACCTATCTAAAGATGCCTATCTACTATGAAAGTTAAGGCTGAGATTGCGTTCTACGATTTCAAGCCGCTCCAGAAAAAATGGTATTACATCGTTCGTTTACTTTCTTGGAGCCGTCATACTCATGCTCATATTGAGTTCAATATAAATAAACCATTTGCTTTTATTGTTACTCACAACAATCCCATACGCGCCCTAAAGTTGGAGCTACTACTACAGATGGGAGTGAAGAAGTATTACTCTTATGATTTAGGCGAACTGGATATGAATGAACTTGATATTTCCTACGCTGATAATTATGAGAAGCCTAATATTTGGAAGATGATTGCTTATCAAATTGGTGGTAAGTTTCTTGGAATGAAACAACCAGCCAGCTGTATCACTTTCATCTGTGATTACTTACGATTCAAAGGTTGGGAAACTCCTTACCTTTTTACACCTAAAGAACTATGGGAGATTCTACATGATAGTAATAATGTTAGGTGGTCCCGCCCGTGTGGGAAAGACAACACTAGCAAAGTGGTTAAGTGAGTATGCCTATAACAATGGCTACACCCCAATCCTACTGCCGTTTGCTCAAGCATTAAAAGACGAGGCAAAAGAAAAAGGATACACTAAAGAAAAGAATTCTGAAGAGTATCGTTTGTTTTGCCAATCCCTAGGCTCATCCATGCGAGAGCAGGATGAAGACTATTGGGTAAAGAAGTTTAGAGATAAGGTCAAGTTCATCTACGAACAGGAACAGAAAGCACTTAAGTCTGATCCAGACACATGGCACGAAAAAGTTATCATTGTTGATGACTGCCGTTACATGAATGAGATTGCCTGCGCCCGTGACTTACGGGCATTGACTGTATTCATTAGTGCAGCTGGTCGTGAGTTAGAAGACCACGATGCTGAGTGGAGGCAGCATGAATCCGAAGAGCTAGCCAACAAGATTGAGTCTGGCGATAAGGATTATAATGAAGTGTTCCACTATGTAATTAAGAATGAAGGCACTCTTGAGGAATACAAAACAAAGTGTACTAATAGATTTGAAGAGTGGTTCCATATAACTGCTGAATCCCTTCTTGATAATCTATGTACATGTGAGCTTTGTACTTCATCCAGAGATGACCGAGAGCCAGACCCAGAAACTATCATCAAGCAAATTATTGACATGATTATTAACCAAGGAGATGATAATGACAACACTAAGCAGCACAAAAAGACCTGAGACTGCTATCCTAGACGGAGATATCCTATGCTATCGTGCTGCTTTCTGGGCCGATCAAGAGGGAGTGGATGAGTTACCCATGCGAATTGAGCATGACATTCAGGCATGGACACCAGTAGGTGTTAAGAAAGTATTTATTGCTATGTCATGTCCTCGTAAGGATAACTTTCGCAGGACATTCTGGGAATTCTATAAGGCCCACCGGGATGTAAAGAAGCAGACTCCAGACTGCATGGACTATGCCCTAGAGCTTATCAGGAAGCACGATATCGTAGAGATCCCTACCCTAGAGGCGGATGATATCATGGGTATGGGGGCTTCCTCCGGTAAGTCTTTGGCTGTGACCATCGACAAGGATCTACGGTCTGTCCCCGGATGGCATTGGAATCCCGATAAGGAAGCCGATCCTACCTTTGTGGATGACTACACGGCGGATCTAAACTTCCATAAGCAATGGATTACCGGGGATACGACCGATAATATCCCCGGTATCTGGAAGTGGGGGCCAGCCAAGGCTGACAAATGGCTAAAGTATATACCCCAATACAACTGGACAGCTGCTGTTCTGGCGGCTTATGACCAAGCCAAGACCCAAGATGGCGGGAAGTACAATTATGAGTACTGTTTGGCTATGGGTAGATGTGTGCGTATTCTACGCCACAATGAGTTCGATAAGAAAACTAAAACAGTTCAACTATTTAGCCCAATAGTTGGAGCTACTAAGACTGATAACCAAGGAGATACTAATGGAGACTAATGTTACTTGCTATGATGCTGAGTCAGGAACCTATACTGACCCCAATCAATACAATATTCAATCCTATAACCACAGCCCACAGGGTATACCTATGGTAGCCCATGATCCCCGATGTAAACCAGAGTATAAGACTACTGGTGCAGCGGGTGCTGATCTAAAGGTGGCTTGTGATGTGTTACTAAGTGCCAAAAGTGTCCACTTAGTTTCGACAGGAATTAGTATTGCCATTCCTTCTGGTTATGTTGGTCTTGTCTTTCCACGATCCGGCTTGGCAAACAAGGGTGTTACCTTAAGTAACTCTGTTGGTGTCATTGACTCTGATTACCGTGGTGAGATTCTTGTATCACTTGTTAACAATAGTGCTATGACTGTCGCCTTAAATAAAGGTGATCGTGTTGCACAGATTGTGTTTGTTCCAGTAACTCAGTTCCCTTTCATCTCTGTCGATAAACTTCCAGAGACTACAAGAGGAACTGGTGGTTTTGGAAGTACAGGTTTATAAGAATCTAGCCGTTTAAGAAGGACAGATATGGATACATTTCAACAATTCATTGCAGTCAGCCGATATAGTCGCTGGCTACCAGAATCAAATAGACGAGAGACTTGGGACGAGACAGTAGATCGGTGGTGGAATTACTTCACTGCAAAGGTTCCATTCCTATCAGAGCGCCCAGACATTCGGGATGCTATTCTAAATCTAGAAGTGCTGCCTAGTATGCGCGGTCTTATGACCGCAGGGCCAGCTCTTGACAGAGATCATACTGCTCTGTACAATTGCTCTTATCTGGAGATTGATTCAATGCAATCATTCTCCAATCTAATGTATATTCTAATGTGTGGCACAGGTGTAGGCTATAGTGTCGAACGCCGCTGCACAGATAAGTTACCTTCTATCCCAACAATCCACAAGCAGTTTGATACTGTGATGTATGTTGAGGATAGCCGTGAGGGTTGGTGCGATGCGCTCTATCAGCTCATCGACAATCTTTACAAGGGTAATCATTATAAGTGGGACACAAGTAAGGTGCGTAAGTCTGGCGAAAGACTTAAGACATTCGGTGGTCGTGCAAGCGGCCCCGCTCCACTTGAAGAAGTGTTCCGCTTTGTTACTCAGACATTTTACAAGGCACAAGGCAGGAGACTATCTCCGCTAGAGTGTCACGATATCTGCTGCAAGATTGCACAGTCAGTCATTGTGGGTGGTGTACGCCGCTCTGCCATGATTAGCCTGAGTGATCTAGCCGACAGAGAGATGGCTACTTGCAAGAGTGGCGCATGGTGGGAACAGTCTGGTCATCGTGCCCTAGCGAATAACTCAGCAGTCTACAATGGTAGACCATGCATGGGACAATTCCTAGAGGAATGGACAGATCTATTCAACTCACACAGCGGAGAGCGTGGCATCTGTAATCGTGATGCTATGAAGGAGATTGCAAAGAAGGCAGAGCGAGATCCAGATATCATGTATGGTACAAACCCATGCAGCGAAATCATTCTACGCCCCAATGAATTCTGCAATCTATCTACCGTTGTTGTCCGCGCAAGCGACACACCAGAGACTCTTGCTAAGAAGATTGAGATGGCAACAATCATTGGTACAGTACAAAGCATGTTCACTCACTTCCCCTATCTGTCGAAGATGGATAGTTCTTGGGAAAAGAACTGCCAAGAGGAGCGACTCCTTGGTGTATCAATGACAGGTATCTTTGACAACAAGCTTATGTCTGGTCTACTAGGCCACGGCAAACTGAAGCATGTTCTCAGTAACCTGAAAGAAACAGCAATCAAGACAAACCTTGATTGGGCTAAAAAGCTTGGCATCAATCCAAGTAAGTCAATCACTTGCATCAAGCCAGAGGGAACTACCTCATGCTTGGCTAATTCATCTAGTGGATTACACCCACGATATGCCGACTATTATTATCGTCGTGTTCGTATCGACAAGAAAGATCCACTCTATCACATGATGAGAGATGCTGGTGTAGCTGTAGAAGATTGCGTAATGAATTCCGCATCGACTGCTGTGTTTACCTTTGTTCAACATTCTCCCGCAGGATCGTTGACTCAGGATGAACTGCTTGCTATTGACCATCTTGATCTATGGCTTGCCTATCAAGAATACTATTGTCAGCACAAGCCAAGTATTACCGTCAACTACTCAGACAATGAGTTCCTTCCAATCGGCCAATGGGTATGGGAAAACTTTGACAAAATTTCAGGTATCTCATTCCTACCAAAGTCTGATCATGTATATGCTCAGGCTCCCTTTGAGAAGATTGACGAGACTACATTCAAATCATACAAGCATGTTGATGTAAACTTTGATACTCTCGTACTCTACGAGAAAGAAGATACAACTACTAGCTCACATGAAATGGCTTGCACTGCTGGAGGATGTGAAATCAAATGACAAAAGATACTGCAAAAGCAAAGCTTGAGTATCCAACGGGGTTATCCCCCTTGGATACCAAGCTGCTGCTGAAAGATTTATATAATGAAATCGAACAACTCAAGAACGAAATCCGAAAACTTTCCTCGGATAGACCCAAAGTTGGTAGACCTTCTAGAGAGAATATACCCCCCTCTGGACTACAATCCTGAAATTTCTTCTGAAGCTTTTGCACGACAAGCTGCCTTCAGAGCAGGCCAACAAGAGGTCGTTAGAAAACTAAAGGCTGTCGTACAAAGACAGAAGGAGGAACTATATGGGTAGTCCAAAGATTGCTGGCGGTATGACATATTCTGAACAACAGAAACTGATGGAAGAAGAGCGCCAATTTCAAGCAACACAAGAGCGTGAGCGTAGAGCAGCGTCTGAAGCTGCTGAGGCTCGTCGTGTTAGCCGTGAAAAGGAAGAACGCGCACAGATGAAACTAATGGAAGAGCAGGCAATTGCTGAATCAACCAAGGCTGAAGAGGAAGCAATGAAGGAAGCCGAAGCTCAGGCTCAGTCTGCATCAGACATGAAAACAACAGATCGCAAAGCTATTGATTTCTATTCTTCTTTATACTCAGGCATAAGCCTTTAAGGAGTAACCTATGGAATCACTAGCAGATCGTTTTAATCTGCTGCATGGACAGAGGCAATCTAAAATGACAATCGGAAGGGCTTGTGCATCACTCACAATCCCATCTCTCCTTCCTCCAGAGGGATGGACCGAAGATCAGCAACTGCCTCAGCCCCATTCATCAGTGGGTTCGCGTGGAACTACAGCATTGGCAAGTCGAATGCTGTCTGCTATGATTCCACTAAATGACACACCCTTCTTTAAGTTTACCTTACGGAATGGTGCAGAGCCTACCACTGAGATTCAGCAGTATCTAGAAACAATGAGCTATCAGGTCTTTAGAAAACTGATGGCTACTAATTTAAGAGAAACAACTTATCAAGTTCTCCAATCACTAATCGTTGTTGGAGATGCTTTGGTTCAAGTCGAAGATGATTTCAAGTTACGCACTTCTCGTCTGGATCACTATGTTATTCAACGCACAGTAGAAGGCGATGTACAAGAAATTATTATTGTAGAGTATGAGCTTAAAGATCCTACCATTGCGAGTTATCCAGCTTCAGTTCCTGTTTCAGAAAAAGCAGGATATGAAAAGGTCTACTGTCAGTACATGTACGACAAAGACAACAAGCTATGGATGTATCGCAAGGAAGATTCTGATGGCGAAGTAATTGCAGAGGGACAGTACGAGGTACTTCCCGTTGCAGTTGTTCGCTGGTATGGAATCCCCGGTGAGAACTATGGACGCTCTCACTGTGAAGATAACTTTGGTGATCTTCAAAGCTTAGACGCTTATACTAAGTGCCTCATTGATGGCATGGCAGCTAGCACAGCTTTCTGGATGGGACTAGATCCAAGTGGCATTACTGAAATAGATGATATCTCAGATCAGCCTAATGGTTCTTGGGTTCCCGCCCGATCACAAGACATTGCTGTAATTTCACCCAGTCAAACCATGAACCCACAGGTATCGTCGGCACAGGTAGCTGTGCAGACAATGCGACAGGAGTTAGGTAATTCATTCCTAATGACAGGCGCTTCTCTACCTACTGGAGATCGTGTTACAGCCACAGCAGTAAGAATGATCGGATCAGAATTAGAAACAATTCTAGGTGGTGCATTCAGCGCCATTGCCAGAGATCTTATGTCTCCAATCCTACGAAGATTCGTCTTCCTTATGATTGAGAATGAGGACTTAGACAAAAGAATGTATGAGCAGTTCTTTGACAAGGACGGCACTCTTAGTGTTGAAATTGTTACAGGATTGCAGGCATTATCCCGCGATACTGATCTTCAGCGACTACTCCAGATGGGTGAAATGGTTCGCAACCTACCACCAGAAGCACAATCCGCATTTAAGTGGAGCGAGTATGCCAAGGCTTTAGTAACTGCATTAGGGTTCGATTCACGCAATTGGGTTATCTCTGAGCAGGAAGCTATGGCTATGCAGCAACAGCAGCAGATGATGCAACAACAGCAGATGATGCAGCAACAAATGCTACAGCAAGCTGGTAATGTTGCTGGTCAAGCCGCTATGCAGGATGTTCAGCAAACAGGTGGGCAAGGTATTGCAGAAGTACTTGGCAACCTAGGAGTGCAAGCATGAAGAAGCGATTAGATAAAAGCAAGATGGCTTGCAACCGACCACAAAAGTCTCCCAAGGCTGGTAAAAAGAAAGTCGTTAAGGCTTGTGCCAATGGTCAGGAAAAGATTATTCATTACGGAGCTACTGGCTATGGTCATAACTATAGTGCTGCTGCTCGTAAGTCTTTCCGTGCAAGACATGGATGCGATAAGGCCAAGAACAAACTAACTGCTAAGTATTGGGCTTGTAAGAATCTATGGGCTGGTCCCGGCGGTTCAACTGCAAGCTGTCCCAAGGGACGCAAGTGCAAGAAGGGTAAGTAATGCCTTTTAAATCACAACAGCAACGCAAATATATGTTTGCTACCCATCCGAAGATGGCTAAGAAGTGGGCAGCTGAAACCCCAAAGGGTAAGAAGCTTCCCAAGTATGCCAAGAAAAAGAAAAAGAAGTAATGGCAAAGCAAACATTCAAATGTAACTGTGGCAAGACCACACGACTAACAGGTAAGGACGCTACTAAAGTAGTGAAACCCAAGAAAGGTAAATAACAAATGACAGATGAGACTCCAGAATTGGACACGCAGGAACAAGTCGAACAGACTGAGGCTGCGGTCAATGCGGAACAATCTCCAACTGCTAGTGAGCAGGATATTGTAACTGCGAGAGAACGAGCAGCCTTTGAGACTTATGTAAAATCTCAGGGTGTTGCTATTCCCGAAAACTTCAAGGATGTTGGATCATGGTTCGACTCACTTAAAAATGCACAGAAAGCATATACACAGTCGCGTCAAGAAATCGCGGATCTTAAAAAGAAGTATGAGAAGTCAGGCGACAATCCAAACTTCAAAGCTCCGACAGAAGATCCAAAGCCAGCAGCCAAAGAAGAAGAAGTAATCGCAGTCGATAAGCTGCAGATTCCTAAGCAACCAGAAAAGACAGAGGAAGCTCCAGTTGAGTACGCCGTTACTCAGGATGATTGGAAGTCTTGGACTGTTGAGTTTGCTACCAAGGGAGAGCTGTCTGCTGAAACCAAGGAACAGATCAAACAAAAGACAAAGCTTCCTGATTATGTAATTGATGATTATATGACAGGTCAGAAAGCAAAGCTTGAGGTTGCCTATAAGAAGGCAGCAGATCTAATTGGTGGCAACGATAAACTCAATAAGGTCTTTACTTGGGCTAGCAAGAATCTTTCTCAGACTGAGCAAGATGGAATCAATGCTGCACTAGCAACACCCAATTGGGAAATTGCTTTGTTAGGACTAACGACTAAATACGAAAAGGCTAATGGAACTACAACTAAGACTAATGAGCCACCAGCAACAGGTAAGAAAGTTCCTGTTTCTGCTACTCAGGTTCCAGCAACTGCTTACAAAACTAAGCGGGAATTCCAAGCCGAACGAAACAACCCACGCTTTATGACAGATGCCAAATATAGGGCAGCTGTTGAGAAGCGTATGTTAATGACGGACTTCACAAAACTAACTCCTTGAGACAGGATTAGTTCTAATCTATTTTGTTATATGGATTAGCAAAACCCCCGGAAGGCAATGGTTGGCTTTCCATATAACAACTTAACTTAAAGACTCCAAAGGAATAATCTGATGGTTAAGCAATTTAATTGTCTCACTTTTAACTCATTCCTTTTTAGGAGATACGAACATGGCTGATAGTTTAACTGCCAATGATCTTGTTATGCGTAACTTTGTTGAAACTGGTCCTTCGGGCGGTGCAGCAGGCGTAAACAAGCTCTGGCTCCCACTCTGGTCTGGCGAAGTAATCAATGCTTACGACCACTACAATGTATTTGAGAA